CAGGACGGCCATAGCAAGTCTGTTCCGAGTGCCACCCAACATGATTGGGGATACTTCAAGGCTCTCAAATAACAATCACGAGCAGCAAAGCCTGTCGTTTGTCACAGATACGCTGCGGCCATATCTGGTCCGTATCGAGAAAGAAATTCAGCGGAAGATGCTTCCTGAAGACGGTTCCTTGTTCGTGGAGTTTGACGTAAGTGAACGGCTTCGGGGCGATTTTGCGTCAACCATGGCAGGTTTTGCCACGGGTCGCCAGTGGGGATGGTATAACGCAAACTCAATTTTGGAACAGCTTGGTGAGAACCCAATCGGTCCTGAAGGTGACATCTATTGGGCACCAGTCAATATGACAAACGCGGCAAACCTGATTGCACCGGCACCAGATCCCGCACCACTACCTCTGCTTGATCCGCCAACTGATCCACCAACTGAATCGCAACGCTCAATGTTCAATTCTTACCTTCCAGCTTTCACTGGGCTTTTCCAGGACGCTGTTGGAAGAGTTACGATGCGCAGCAAACGAGACATCGATAGTCTCACACCAATTCTGTCTCCTGTCCTTGAATCGATTTGTCAGATCGTGGTGGCTGAAGCACGGTGTCAGTTCGGTCTAGCTGATGGATGGAACCCCTCGGAAAAGATTATTAAGGACTGCATCAAGTCTGTATCCAGCAGAGCACAGGAATGGACAGCAGAAGCAAAGGTGCAGACTTCTTCAAGTGAGTTGAACAAAGCGATTCGTTCGATTCACTTAAACATTTACCGCGAAGCGGGTGCAGCAGTGGCACTCACCAATCCCCCGAAACTCAGGAATACGAATGATGAATAACATTGAACGGCGCAATATAACGCAGGAGTTTAGGGTTTCAGCGGATGGTGAGGCAGCGAGTATTTCAGGCTATGCGTCTTTGTTCAATTCGCCTTATGATGCAGGTTGGTGGATCGAACAGATTGACCCGAGTGCTTTCGATTCGGTGGTTGCGTCAAATCCTGATACGCGTGCACTCTGGAACCACAACCCGGATTGCGTGCTGGGTCGCACAACGGCTGGCACACTTCATTTGACCATTGATACACGTGGGCTGGCGTACGTCATAGATCCCCCGGATACGGCCCTTGCGAAAGACCTCATGGTGTCGATGCGTCGCAAGGATGTAACCCAGTCGTCTTTCGCGTTCATCACAAAACGCGATCAATGGGTAGATAACCCAGACGGCACGATCACCCGCACGATTCTTGAATTTAGTGATTTGCTCGATGTTTCGCCGGTGACGTATCCAGCGAACCCAGCAACTTCAGCGCAGTCCCGCAGTCTCCCTTCTTCCATGCCCCAGGAAATGCGATCACGGCTTGAAAAGCGTGACATAGGGGATGATGGTTTGGATTGCCCCTGCGGCTGCCCCCAATGTTCTGTTGGTGCATGTGGTATTTGCTCGTCCGCTCCTCAATGTATTGGAGCAATGCGATCACTTGTATCCGACAGTGAAAAGCGAAAGATGGAGATGCGTCTAGCCTTCCTCTCGCTATAACCCAAAACCAGTTTGATCTACGCAGGATGGATGCGCCGTTCCTACGGTTGCGTTCAATCGCACTCGTCTGCCTGCCGCCTGGAAGAATCGCCTGCCGCGATACGGTCCTGGCACTAACCCAGTAACAACCAAGGAAAATACAAATGACTCTCACGCAACTGCAAGAGAAAAAGAATACCCTCATGGCCAGCGCAACGGCCCTTCTGGCAGGCGAAAACGTTACTGCGGAGCAGCGCAGCCAGTTCGATGTCATGCTGGCCGACGTTACCTCTATTGATGGTGACATCAACCGTCTGAAGGCAGTTGAGGAGCACCGTGCGGCCCTTCGTGAGCCGGTGAACCAGCCCCGCCCCAATCCTTCGGAGTCGAATGATCCTGAGGAGCGTGCTGAGGTTCTTCAGCAGCGTCAGGCGAAGGAACTTCGCCATTACATGGTGACTGGCAAGGTTGAATCTCGCGACCTTACCGTTGTGAACTCTGGTGTGGCGATCCCGGTGGGCTTCAATCCCCAGGTGATCTCTGCTCAGAAGTCTTATGGCCAGATATATGACCTCGTGAACGTGATCAAAACCGACCACGGCAATCCCATCAAAATGGTTTTTGACAACGACGTAAATAATTCGCTCCAGTCCGTAACTGTCGGAACTGCCGCTGGTGAAGTAGATCCCACCCTGACTGGCGTTACCCTCCAAGTGGACAACTTCACCACTGGTGTTGTGAAGATTGACAACGGCTTCCTGACCGATGCCGGGTTTGACGTTGAGAAGTGGCTGCGTGACAAGTTCCTTAAGAGATTCTTCCGTGGCGCTTCGAACCTGATCCTCGCCGGTGATGGAGGCTCGGTTGCTTCGTTGACCGCCGCTTATGACACCGCGTCCACTCTTACAAGCGCGACGACGGATAAGCTGGGCTACGCAGATTTCGTCGCTGCTACGGTCCTGCTTGACCCGGATTACCAGCAGAACGCGATTTGGGCGATGTCGAACGCTACCCTCGGCGCGGTCCTCTCTATCCTCGACGCCAACGGTCGTCCGATCTTCCTGGCCGGGTACGGCTCGGCAGAACAGGGTTTCGTCGGTTCGATTCTCGGATACCCCGTAAAGCTGGTCACTCAGCTTCCCGGCGTGGCTACGGGCAACGTGCCTGTCCTCCTAGGCGATTTCAAAGAAGGCTACACCTTCCGCCAGCAGAATCCGGGTATCGGAATTCTCCGCTTGAACGAACTGTTCGCGGCTGGATACGAGACCGGCTTCGTCGGATTCGCTCGCGTCGGAGGTGTGGTCACGGATGCTGGAACCCACCCGATTGTATCCATCACCATCAAGTAACCTGGGCGGTTACAAAACAAGGGATGTGGCTATTAACCACATCCCTCTTTTTATTAACATCTAGGATTGCCATTGTTCCTCTCGACCCAACTCATAACGCCCCCAACGGTAGAACCTGTCACGTTGCAGCAGGCCAAGCAGCAGTGTCGCGTGGACTTCCCTGATGATGACACCCTTATTACGAGCCTGATCATTGCAGCTAGACAGTTTTGTGAAAAGCGCACCAATCGCGCCTTCTTCACACAGACATGGATTAGAACACTCGATTTCTTTCCACTTTATGGACGTATCGAAGGAAGCAGATCACCATCTGAACGTGACTCATGGCCATACGGAACATGGTACTGGGACATGGTGACTATCGATCTTCCACACAACCGGGTTCAGAGCGTTACGTCAATCACATACATCGATAGCAACGGTGAAGAAGCAACGCTGGATCAAGCCTCATATAACTTGGATGTAACTTCGTTGCCTGCGAGAATCACACCCGCACAGGGTATGTTCTGGCCGATCCTGAATAACTACATTCCCGGCTCAGTGACCATTACTTACGTAGCAGGAAGCTACGGTGATGGAACTATCGTGAATACAATCCCACAGACGATCATCCAGGCGATGCTTTTGCTTATTGATCACTGGTACAACCATCGTGGTGAAACAACTGAGTTGAATCTGAAGAATATCCCCGTTGGCGCTGATGCCCTGTTGGAAGTGGAGAAAATCCACGTCATTGGGTACCGCTAATGGATTCAGGAAAATTAAATCGGCGTATTCAGATCCAAACCCAATCAACAGACCAACTCGATAACTTCCAGCAGCCTCTTCCCGCTACATGGCAGACCATCTACACCTGTTGGGCAAACATCGATATTCAGAATTCTCAGCTTATCTACTCGACAGCGGAATTCATTTCCAAGATTGCCTACCGAATCACAATCAGGTGGACATCCTCAGTAATTATCAGCGCCAAGCAGCAGATTGTGTACACAGAGCCAACAACGGGTGTGGTTCACACCTATGTAATTCAAGCTGTGCTGAACACAGACCAGGCTAACAAAGAAATGGTCCTGATGGCCTACGATCTGGCAGGGGAGGAGTAATGGTCGAACTCGCCTTCTCTAAACTCCTCCTTGCCTCTCAGCCAATCACTGCCATCTGTAATAACCGCATCTCCCCAGTGCGACTGCCCACTAACGCAACGATGCCAGCCATACACTTCATGTTTGTTGGCGGCTCTTCGCAATTGACACAGGACGGACAGGGAACTCAAAGATACCGGGTTGAAGTCTCGTGCTGGGGAAATAGTTATGCGGATGCAGTGACTCTAAGAGCAGCCGTAGTAACTACGCTCAATGGGTATAAGGCAAACAATCTCTTCATTACATTCTTACAAAATATCGACTTTGACGACCACGAGACGCTTCAATTCAGGGCGCTCGCTGAGTTTTATCTTTACTCGAACATGGGTCAGGCTTTCAGTCAGTAGTTGTCAACAAATGCAGGTGAGCCCAACAACTCTCACCTGTATCACTTTCCCACGGGATCAGATTAGAGGTAAACGTGATCTCAATTGAGGCCATTCTTGGTGCGTCTACAGTTATATGCGGTGTAGCGAGTGCTTTGTTCGGTGGGGGTCTGTTTAGACAGGCTCTGCGTCATAGTGCGGACTCCGCTGTTCAGAAATTCAGGCTGGAACAGACAGACCTAAAAGTTAGAGAGAACGATGTTGCTATCCAGGGCTTGAAGCAGGATGTCGCGCTGATTAATAAGGATGTGAAGTCGTTTGAACAACACATCCGGAAGCTGGATATGTTGCCTGAGATTAGTTCAAAGCTGTCTGGGATTGAGGCAACGATGAACTACATGAAAGAGCAGATTTCCAGACTAGATCAGGCTCATCACAACGGCTAAAGCCGGTTACACACCACCCCAGTAAAAATTAGGAGTTTCACCCATGCCTTTTACCTCCACTGCGTCTAAAGCTGCTGTTCTTGGCAGCGGCACAATTCTTTCCATCCTTGGTCCTACCGGAGTGACCCCCGCTGCAACCCCTGTAGCCATCGGAGAAATCTCTGATTTCAAGTTCGATGGTTGGAAGACCAGCACCACCACGAATACAAACTTTGACTCGGGAAACGTGGTTCAGAACCTTGGTACCCTGTTCGATTGGGGAACTCTGACTGCAACGTATAACAACGTTCCCAACAATCCAGGGCAGCTTGCACTTCTGGCGGCTGCTCAGTCGCGAGTCGCATACGATTTTACCCTTCAGCTTCCCAATGAGCCCCTGTGGGGCCAGATTCTCACGGGCAATCTCTACACCATCTCGGGTGTGGTGACTTCGGCTGGTGGATTTGATGCGTCACAGACCAAGGTATCCAGTTGCCAGTTGACGGTTCAGATCAACAACATCGTTATCACTGCAGGAAGCTAATTAAACCAGGGGCCTTCTAACGGAGGCCCTGTTTCGCTGAACCTTTCACTCAAAGGAAATTATGCCTAAGAAAGTTGTTGTTGCTGGAAACCCGGCAATTGACCCGACGTTGCCTAAAATTGAGATCAAGCTGAGCGGGAAGAGTTATTTCCTTACATTCAATTTCCTTGCTCTGGCGCTGGCACAGGCTGAGTTACGCAAAATTGGTGTCGATTGCAACCTGCTTCACGCCTTGGACCTTTCCAGCATGGATGCATTGAAAGTTGTCCCCCTGCTCTATGCTGGCTTGATCTCTCATCAGCCCAAAATCACTTTTGAAGAAGTGATGAACCTTGTCACCTTGAGAAACATGGGCATGATCTTTGAAGGCATCGCCCAGGCCTATCTGGCATCCCTCGCTGATCCTTCTGACGAAGATAAGGACGCTAATGCGGACCCCGCGCTGCCGGTAGTGTAACCCCGGCTCAAGATATATGGTTGCACTTCTGGGCTGTCGCACGATACGACCTCAAACTGTCTGCTGATGAGTTCTTTGATCTCACACCCAGGCAATTTGATGCACTTGTGAAACG